TTCCATCTTTTCGATTAATTCTCCATAGGCCTGCCTGGGATCTTTCACTTGCGCTTTGGCATTGTTGAGAACTACCTCACCGATCTCACTTATGCTGTCCAATCCGATACTCTGGAAATTCCTTGCTTCGGCACTCTGTAAACACCAGAGATGGACATCACGTAGATCGTCTGCTGTTCGAATAGTGATGATGGGCATGTTATAGCAGATAGATGGATCATCACCGAACAGACGTTTCAGATTAGCTTCGCGAAGAGACAGCGCACCGGACTCAGCGGAGATCAAGACGGGGTTAGGGAGTGTGGCAGTGAGAACAGTTTTCCCCACTCCCGATCCCCCGTACACAAGCACCTTGATCCCGCTGGCTAGTGACTCTTGTGAAGCGGTCGAGAACTGAAGTGGCATTAGCTCCCTTTCTTTGGAATCATTATTTCCAGCCCAGGCATACCGGGCTTGATCACAAGTACTTGATCGAACAAGTGCCGCTCCTCGTCCGTAAGAGTGCGGTACTCTTTAATTGAAACTTCTGGCTTCCATCTGACCAGCTTATCCAAATCCAGCTTGGGCAGATTGTTGTCAGTCTCAAGCGACTTACGCAGCTCTTCGAGCGGCTCGACTTGAACAGCGCGATTGAGAACATGCGTCGCTTTAGCTACGGCGCCCGTTCCATCATTCAAAGGATGGGTGTTAGTGCCTTCCTTTGGATCGGGAAACAAACCAGCAACAATGAATTGTCGAATAACAACTTCTTTATTCTTTAGTTCATCAAGTTGCTGCTTGAGAGCGTACCACTCCTTGAGATGTTCAAGGGTGACCTCTCTTTCTGGTATTAGAGTCATAGGATATACCTCCGTTGTTGTAGACCCCCAATGTGTAGCACAAACTGCGATCAGATGCAAGCATCTTATGTGCCTCTGACCCAATATAGATCGCCCTGTACCATTCCCTTTTCAAATGGATCTCTAATTTCTTTAAGTCTTCCTATTTGGATAAGGGTTTGGATTGTAGCTTTTAATTTCCTATCGTCGAAGTTACCATCGGTTTTGAAAGCAGGTATATGTTGCATTCTTTGTCGAATGTAACTGTATTGAATTTTCCCTGCTGCTTGTAGTTCTGGTTTAACTCTATAGCTTTCTGGAATAGCTCTACATAGATAATCGTCAATAAGTTTTTCTAGTTTCTTAGTTTGTACATCATCACCACTCCCTATATCGCCTGCTTCTTGTTTTGTCTTGAAATTATTTATATCGTTCATTACCAATTGTTCGAAATAATCCCAGTGAGCTTTCGTAACAGTGGGTGGACTAACAACACCTTGTGGTGTTGGCGGAGGTGCATCAAGGATCGCAGCAAGAGTTGCCAAGACGTTAATTCGATTAAGTGACCGAGACCACATGTGGTGTTCTATGTCACCACTTCTAGTCTGGATAGCCTTATTATAATTGATGTTACAATATTTATTGAACTTATTATATCGAATATTAGCATCTGAATCTAATAGAGCAGCAATAGGTGTTCGCTTCTGAGTAACAATTAGATCAGCAATTCTAGCAAGCATAACTAAATAATCTATAAATCCCGAATCGACTGTATGATCTATAGTCGTATTCATTTCAGAACGAAGTCCTTTGTATTCAAAAATATTGAATCGCGAAATGAATCCATTGTTAAGAAGAAATGAATTAATACTTTCAAAGACTTCAGGTGTAGTATCGCCAAGGAGACTATATGCAGGCGATTTAACCGAAAGTACATTCTTAGTAGCATCACTATAGATAATCGAATTCGATAAAGAATGCGGTCCTGATTTTGAATGTAGATCAAGCATTACGGACATAAGGCCTTGCATATTCTCGTCACGACCATTTGAGAATCTCTTTATCAATCCGCCAAATTCAGCCATGATTTGTGCAAACGATGACCGTGCTGGATTAAAATGTTTCACAAGCCCTTGTCCACTAGCGAAATTTCCAAAGTGAAAGAAATCCTTAAACATAGGAAACTTCTGTCCACAGGTATCGATTAATCTATTAATCCCTTTTTGCATCTCCTCTTTACCCATACCCGAAGGAGCGACAACAAGATTATAAGTATTCAATCCAGATGATGTAGATGTATTCCAAGCTCTTCCACAGATAGCAGACACTACAGTAACCGCTGCGGCTACTGAAAATTCAACATTAGGATAAACCGAACCGCGATAGAAATAATGTGCTAGATATCCAAGCCCTCCAGGAGGAAATTCGGATGGAGTTATGTTGTCTTCTTCATCTCGCTCTGGCGGGGGAACATCAACCGTGTAACTAACTGTCTGCGGTTCAAAGATAATAGTTCCATCAGCAGTCTTTTTTAATTCAGCTTGATCAGCATCATACTTGGCAGAGATAGCTTCCGAGCTACGCTTACCCAATGCAATATCTGCAAACTCGCTCTGACGGATAAAACGAGCATGGCGTAAGGTGCGCGAGATGTAATCTATTCTATTTGCTTTAGTTCTCTTACCAAGTCCAGATTGACGAAACAGACGCCTACATTGTTCGTTCGAAGGACTGAAGCGTACAAGATACACCATTAGATCCAAGTCGCCCTCAGACTGTGACGGATGATCTAATTCACGCCACATTCCCTGCCAGAGCATCTTTGCGTCTTCAATCTCCCATAGCTTGCGTCCAATGTCTTCGTCGCTTTCAATCTGCGGTAGTTCTTCAAGCACGATCTCGCTGTAGTCTGCAGACAAAGGCATCTGACTGATTGTATTGTTCAGTTTCTCTTGTCGAAACTCAAGTTGCTCTTTGTTATGGAGGACGTTGCCTGTGCAGATCATAAATCTGTTCTGGCTGTAGATCTCTACTCCGTCACGCCTTCGGCCGAGTCCAATGTTCCCCTTGCACCAAATGTGAATGCCTTGCCCACCTATTGAGCGTTCAGCATAGGAATCATACGAGTGAACAACGGAATCGTATAGATCCAGACGCTCTTTTGTGGTGTTGGGCTTTACGTCAAGATCAATACAAGTGATGTCTCCGCCTTCCATAAGGACGAAGCCAATGACAAGACTATATGTTAGGGCAACAGTAGTTGCTTCTTCAAACGACATCCATTGCGAGCTAAGATGCTTCGAAACAGAGGCGTTATAGAATTGACTACCCTTATTGAACAGTGGATTTTTATTTGCCGGACTAGCAACGAGCCATTGGTTTTTTAGACGCAACTCCATAGGGAGATTTCGCCATTGGATTAGGCGCGCGTCGTCGGCCATTGATTGCTCCGTTGGGCAGGGTAACGAGCGAAAGGGAAGACGCATACTGTAGCATGGATGGTCGGGATGGTCAAGCCCCTAAATGTGGGGGTCAACCGCTTTATCAATCACAAGTCAACCTGCCAGCAATTGTTTCTGCCAACGACCTAATTCATTACTGCTTGTGGTGGTTTTAATCTTATGTTCATCATTGAGAGTTTTCATTATAGTTTGGCGTAACTGGAGAATGACTTGAGTGTCTTTGGGACTGCCAGCAGCCTCCCACATCTCGGTTGCCACACGGTGGATTATAGGACCAACTGAGCCTCTCTGCGCGTTAGGCATACGAGGAGCGCGAGGTGTTGGAGGAGGCGCGTTGATTACAGCGGCGGAGGCCTCTAGTATGGGGAGTGTGCTGGGTTCGAGGCGTAGCCCAGCAGCCATCGCAGCTCGAATGCGTTGACGCATATCCATAATTGCTGCGTCATTCATTTTAGTAGGAGTAAGCGGCGGTTCTATCTTCATCCAGGTGTAGAGCTTCCTAAGATTCATCTCATGCCAGTGATGACGGGAACCTAGAAACAGAGGATCGTCTATTCCCTCGACTCGAAAGCTCCAGATATGCTTAAGATGTGCGGGTAAGGTATCCTCATCGAAGAGTAATTCCTCAAGGATCTTACTTGTGCCTAGGATTCTTATGTTAGTCATATCAAAAAGGAATTTCATCGCTTACTCCGCAGCCGTTCGATCTCAATAGCGTCGTGTTTACGAAGCTCCCGGCATGTTTCTAGTTGTTCAGCTAGATCCGCTCGTAACGCATCGCAGATGTCGGCAGTTAAGTCTAAATCTTTTCGCAGCCGCTCGATCTCGTCTGCGGCCTCCGCACAGTCAGCATCGATCCACGAGATACCGTCACGCCAAAACATTTTGCGAGAGCGCAGCCGTTCAACGATGTCGG